AGGCGATGCACGGTGATATGACACAAGGCATCCACGAAGCAGATTTTCCAGAAACGGCAGCACGCGCTTACGCAATGGCAGACGCAATGATGGAGGCACGCAAATGACCCCCGCACGCCTTGAATTTGAACGACTCTTTAGAGACATGGGACTCGCCACCAGTGATGCCGCTTGGCTGGTGTTCTTGAATGGCTGGAACGGTGCAGCAGATCGTGCCGTGACCCTGATCCAAGAGTTTCCCTTTGAGCCTGACACTAAGGCTAGTTTCTCGATGCACATTGGAGGGATTAAGGAATGAACGGTGACGATATACGACTATGGGTGTTTTTACTTGTTGTAGTGTTTCTATTCGCGGGTGAACCTGACGTATGGGACAAGCTGCACGACAAAGCCATGAACATGGAGAACTGCAAATGATACAGGTACAAGAACAACCCATTGACACCGAAACAGAAGTTGTGTGCTCAGACTTCGATGATGAATGCAAGGACGTGAAGAACAAAACAACATGCTGGTTATATCAACCAGAATGCGGATTGTGTCCTTTCTTGAAAGGTAAGCAATGACCACTTGGCCTTTTCCCCCATTTCCCAATCCCAAAGACCAAGGCACCCGTGTGCCACGGTTTAACCCTGACAACTTTGAGGATGCACCGCTATGACCTCACAACTCGACAGCACGGGCACGACAGCCGTGGATCACAATTACTTCTGGCAACCCATAGCCACCTGCCCCCGTGGTGCTAAGGTGCAGTTACTCGGGCAGGGTGGGGTGGCCATGTATGGGCAGTACCACGGCAAAGACACGTTTTATACCCATTGGGCACCACTGCCTAAGTTGAAACGGGATTAAAAAGGGAGCATCTGGCTCCCTTTTTTCATTCCTCCAGCAGCTTGTACCCTTTGACCTTGGGCTTCTCTTTGGTGCTGAGTTTGTAAATCTCGTCCATTTGGCGCTGCTTCGCACGGATCACCGATGTGCGGTGCTCTTTGAACTGTTCAGCCAGTGCAGGATTGATAGCCCACTGTGCATGGTGCTGGTTCTCTTTGCTGCCATCGTCCATGCGCATGACCCAGCGTGCCTGCTCCAGTGGGTACATCGCACCATAGATCATCTGATCCTGCTGCCACACGTTTGTCTTCTCAATCTGTCGGCGTGCTGATCGTTTAATCTCTGCCAGCGTCATGGTGGGGGTGTCGCAGTGTTGGATGATGTGATCACGCAACCATGAATCAAAGTTAGACGAGTCAGACAGCTCACACAGGGCATATCGGAACGCTGGGATCACGTACCCCTTGACCAGCTCAATCACACGCCTTGCAACGTCAGCAGATACGTGCATGGAGAAGGGTGACTCAATCAGGTGAAACATGAGCATCAGTCGCCCAGCTAGACCCTCAATCTTGCCAAACGCAGTCATAAACGTATCGTCCGACTGCATGAGTCGTTCATCTCGACGCTTCACGTCATACCACTCTTGGAACTCGTCAAACAGCACCCGAGCCTCGGGGCTAAGTTGGTAAGTCATGGCAGGCATGGCGAACACGATGCGCAGGGTTTGCTCCCACTGTGACTTATTGAGCATGAACTCGGGCAACTCGACAGGCTTGCGCGTCAGGTCACCGTCAAGAATGCACGGCACAAAACGCTGCACCAAACCATCGGCTGACAAGTTATGCAGGTTCTCACGGAACACACGGGGTTGAATGTTGCCGTAGATGCTCACCGCCAAGTTGTCAGCAAAGATTGACCCACTGCCCACACGATCCATCTCGTAAGGGGACGACTCGTAAGCCTTGACCCATGCAGAGCGATCCTCACCACTGCTCTTGTCTGTCAGCTTGCGCACCCACGAGTTCATCTCGTCAAGGGCACACAACAGACCACGGGGACGATCCGCAGCCAGTCGCACCAGCTTCTGACTTGTCACGTCATCCACAGTGATGCGCAGGGGCACGGGCTGAGGTGGCAGCTCTGCCACCGTGGGAGCTTGACTCATGTCAAGCGCAGCTTCTGGTGACGCAGAGAAGTCGAGAAACGCTTTTTTACCAGCAGCGTGCATGGCCTCGCGTCCCTCCCAATCAAGGAACTCTTTAGCGAAGCGTGGGCGATCCTCATTCTCCAAGTTCTTGAGGGGTGCAAGCATGGGCGCAGAGCCTGGTGTTTTCTTGTCAGCAGGCGCACCAATCGTCATCAGCCACAGCACTGGTGGCACTTTAAAGTCCTTGATCAACTCCAAGCGGGTGCGTGCATCCACGACACCACAGACAGCAGCCAAACCAGCGAACAAGGGCACAAGGGGATCACAGCCCACAGTCTGACCAATCTCTGTGGCGCGACGAGTGAGCACCGCTGGCCACAGGTTTATGTCCATGCGTGGTGGGCGTGGGCGCAGGTCAACCATGGGTGAGGTAGGCTCGTCTGGTGACCCCACGGCCTTGAAGAACTCACTCACGTCAGGCGTGGGTCGAGTCCACCCATGCTGCTTGGCAATGTGGAACAGCGTGCCCAGCTTGACAGCGGTGGCCTTGTCAGACTTAAAGCTGACCCACTGGTTGATGATCTCTTTCTCGTTGGGGTATTTTGATGATGGCTTAGACCATTCATCCCACAGGTGCAGGGCTTGGTCTAGCTGGTTGGTCTGCGTGCCTGCCCAATGCAGCGCCATGCCCACGTTGACCCATTCTTCTCGGGAACAGTCAGGGCTGATCGACTCGATGGCTGATCTGATCTCGTCCCATGATGCGTCAACACCATCGCCAGTAGCAAGCGTGCGCACCTTATCCTGCTCAAGAAGACCATGCCACAAGTCTAACAGGGACTGTGGCAGCTCTGGCAGGCGCATCCAGTGACCTTTACCTGCCCAGCGATATGGCTGCTTGGTGTCAGGGTGAATACTTGGCGGCAGCACGTCCTGCACCGTGAGTCCGTTGGCCGTGGCACAGCGCAGCTCGTAAGCAGTGATGCCGTTGATGATAATTTTCTTGGAGGGTAGTGCCATACCCAAGGGCATCTTGTAGAGCAGCTTACCGTGCCCAGCGCGGCCAGAGTCTACGATGACAGCATCGTTGGCATCGTACAGCTCTTGCAGGTTGATCCCTTGCAGCCCGAGCACCATGGCGGTGGTGTCCCACTCGTCAATGTCAAAGGCCATCGTGCCACTGTAGGCGTGGGCCAAGCCGATACCCCAGCCTTGGGGCAGGTCAGCTTGCGACTTGATGGCGTTGGCCTTGATGTTCCAGCCAGCGGTGCGTGGCCCCTTGGTTCCTGCTGGAATGGGTACAAGTGAGAAGCCATGGCGAATGTAGGCATCCACTGACGCAGGGTGTTGTTGTACTGTTGGCAATGCGCTCATATAATCCGTTCTGACAATGCAGTTGTCATGTTCATGTTTGGTTCCTCTTTAGCCCTGACTCACAAGGTCAGGGCTTTTCTTTTCTGGTACGAATCGCATCTGGTTGCACCTTGCACACAGGTAGATCATCTTGGCTTCACAGTGCTTAGGCACAGGGAACTCTTGCCAGCGGTGTTTGCAGTTCATAGTGTCTTTCCAATCTCTGCTGCTGCTTTTACGATTGCTCGGCGGGTTGCTGTGTATGGGTCTTTATTAAAGTCTTCAATAACAGCGCAAAGTGTGTTCGACCATTCAAGAGAACAAACAACAATTGGCCCGTCTGATTGCACTTCAAATCTAATTCCCATGTTCAACTTAGCAGTTAAACGCAGCGCATCACCATCGTCTGTTAGTGGATTCCAGATACGACCATTTTTGTTTACAAACCCTTGACCATTGTCAAATTTACCTAAATGGCCTTCACGCCAATAATTTGTGTCCTGTTCTATTGCCTTTGCAGCCAGTTCTAGCAGTTCTTTGTCGGTCATTTTCACCCTCTTGAAAAATATTTTTGAATTTGTTTGCGCAAGTGTATCAGATGCTGTTATACTTTGTTCAACGAAACCAAATTTATTTTGATTATGGCAACTACCAAGCTCAAATCAGCGTTTCTTGTAGTCCGTGTGACTGACAAGACGCGAACCAAATTTCACACCAAGGCACAGAAGCACGGTAACCCGTCCGAAGTGCTCCGTGAAATAGTAGAGGCGTTTAATGATGACCGCCTCACAATTCAACCTCCCGCAAACCGTAAGGAATCGTTATATGTCACTGGAAACTGAAATCAAAAACCTCGCTGCTGCTGTTATCGCACTGACCGCCAAAATTGAAGGCATCAATGTAGCAGCTCCTGCACCTGTTGCGCAAGCTCCCGCACCCGTGGCAGCTCCCTTAACCGTTACCGTTCCTACACCAGCACCCGTAGCTGCTCCCGTTATGCCTGCTGCTCCATCATTCGTAGCACCAGCACCCGTGGCTGCTGTCGCCGCTGGCGCACCGTTCAACGATGCCAAAGGTTTGTTGGAATACGTGATGGGTGCTTACAAAGCACTCGGCGCTGAAAAGGGTCAACAGATCCAAGGCGTGCTGACTAGCATGGGTTACCAAAACATCAATGACGTGAAGCCTGAGCACTACGCACAGTTGCACGCTGGTGTGGAAGCCTTGAAAGGTTAATCATGAAAAAACTAATCTTTGTTTCAATCATCCTTGCCGCATTGGTAGGTTGTTCATCTGATGCAGATGTTGCTTCGCGCAACTTGTCTCAGGCAGCAGACAACTTCGACATCCCTCGTCGTGTGGTGTTTTACAACGGTATCAATGGCGAGTACATGTTGACAATCGAAGGTTATTGTGCTCTAGGTAACAACGATAAATCAGGTCGCTTGTCTGTTACCTGCAAGACTGCACCAGGTGTTTACAAAAAACACTACCTTGGACTGTCTGACAACGTGACTTTCTTTGTTGAGCAACTTGAAGCCAAGAACGTCAGTACAAGTTTTTACCGTGTTGTGTTCAAACCATCAGTGATCATTCCTGACGTGGTGTTGAAATGAGCGATCATGCACAACTGTCACCCAGTAAACGGCATCGTTGGATGCTGTGCCCTGGGTCTATTCGAGAGGAAGCCAAGTACCCCGATAAAAGTGGTCCTGCTGCTGCCGATGGCACTCATAGCCATACGCTGCTGGAATACTGTATCGGTGAGGACAAAGACCCTCTCACAACAGTTGGTGAGACACTGAGCGATCACGAGGGCGTGTTCACGGTTGACAAAGACCGCGCCACTCGTGTCAAGGTGGCCACTGATTACATCAAAAAGCGCATTGCCGAACAGCATGGTATGTGCGAGGTGATTGCCGAGACTCGTGTGGACCCTGAGCACCTGATTGGCCGCAAGGATATGTCAGGCACTGTGGACGTTCAGATCCGTGGCACTGAGGTGCTTGAGATCATCGACTACAAGGACGGCATGGGTGTCGTGGGCGCTAAGGACAACCCACAATTGGAGCAGTACGCCATGGGCGCGTTGGCCAGTTGCAAGTTGCCTGTGAATGCTGTGTACCCATGGAAGCGCGTGCGCATGACAATCATCCAGCCCAAGCTGGCCATGAAAGGCATGAATCAAATTTCATCGCATGAAGTCGATGTGATCGAAATTCTTGCTAAGATTGGTCAAATGGTCGTTGAGGCTCACGCCACAGACGCACCTGATGCGCCACTCAAAGCGGGTGATAGTCAATGTAAATTCTGCAAACACAAGGGTAATTGTTCTGCTCTTGCAAGTAACGTAATGGAAGGAGTCGGTGTAATGTTTCAACCCGTGCAGGCTACCCCAGCCCAGCCATTCGATGTCGCACAACAAGCTGCGAACAAAGACCCCAGCGCCATGGACGATCAACAGATCCGTCAGATCATGGAAGCTGCACCTCTGATGCGTCAACTGCTTGAAGCCGTGGAAGCGGAAGCTCTGCGTCGATTGCAGCTTGGTCAATCAATCCCAGGCATCAAACTTGTCAATGGTCGCGGTAGCCGCGCATGGGCGTTGCCAGAAGATCAGATTGCCGAGAAGCTGACCAAGATGGGTATTCCAAAAACCGCTGTTTGGGAAACCAAACTCGTCACTCCTGCCAAGGCTGAAAAGCTAACTTGGACTAAGCGAGATGGCACAACGAAGCAACTGACTGAACGCCAGCTTAAAACACTGGAGACTGAATACGTTGTCAAGATGGCAGGTAAGCTAACTGTCGCCCCCGAATCAGACTCACGGCCTGCCGTGGTTTTGAATGCTGCACCTATGTTCAGCGCAATTGAAACGCAAGCAGATCCACTGCCTGCGTGGTTATCGTAAATCAACTGGAGTAATCTAAATGTCAGACATCATCTTTTTATCAAACGTTCGTTTGTCTTTCCCTCACATCACTGAGCCACAGAAGCAAGTGAACGAAGCAACAGGTAAAGAACGCATCAGCTATAACTGTGAGTTCATCATGCCTAAAGACCACCCAGGTCTGCAACAGTTCATGCAGCACTACGCTAAATTGGCTGCTGACAAATGGTTGGAGCACGCCAACACTGTGATGCAGATGATTCAAGCGGATCGCAAGCTGCGTTGCTTTGGTCTTGGTGAGGAAAAGGTCAACAAGAAAACCTTTCAGCCTTACGATGGTTATGCTGGTCACGCCTTCATCACTGCTGGCCGCGACACACAGCCTCAGATCATCCAAGCTGATGGTTCACCCATTGATCCAAACAACACAATGGCCTACCAACAAATGACTCGCAAGATGTACGGTGGTTGCCGTGTCAATGCTGCGATCAAGCCTTGGTTGCAAGTGAACAAGCACGGTAACGGCATCCGTTGCGACTTGATTGCTTTGCAGTTCGCTGCTGATGACACAGCGTTCGGTGAAGGTGCTGTTGATGCCTCTGGCTTCTTCGGTGCTGTGGCTGGTGCTCCTGCTGGGTTTGGTGCAGCTCCTGCTGCCGCTGCTCCAGCGATGCCTGGCCTCCCATCGTTCTTGGGCATGTAATTGAATCGGGGGAAGCGCGAATCCATTTTTAACTATGGAGCTACAGTCTCGCGTGACCCCCACCTAACTGGTAAACGTAATGAGTAAAACACCTGAATACAACGCATGGGTCAACATGCGTCAAAGATGCAACAACCCACACGGTCACAACGCTACCTATTACAAAGGTATTTCAGTTTGTGCTGAATGGGACAACCCTGCTCAATTTATTGCAGACATGGGTTTGCGTCCAACTCCACAGCATCAGCTTGATCGCCGCGATAACACCAAGGGTTACTCAAAAGACAACTGTCACTGGGTTGAAAAAACACCACAGATGCAGAACACCCGTTTGTCAAAATGGTGGTTTATTGATGGTGTGAAATACTCAAGTTTGAGTGAAGCATCTCAAGCTGTTGGTGTCACGATTAGTCGTGTCAAGGCTTGGTGTGAAGGACGTACGGATGGTGGTTACACATACCCACCAAAGCCTAACTGTTGGTCGGAGAAGAAATATGTCTAATGATTGGATCTTCGATTTGGAAACATATCCAAATGTTTTCACAGCAGCCTTTGAGCACGCCGAGGCTCCAATTCAACTTATGTTCGAGATCAGTGACCTACGCAATGACAGCCGCGAGATCATTGCGTTCCTCCAGTATCTCAAGGAAACCAATGCACGCATGGTTGGCTTTAACAGCTTGGGGTTCGATTATCCTGTGATCCACACACTCATTCGCATGGGTCACAGTGATGCGAACACGCTGTATCAAAAAGCCATGGCGATCATCAATGGTCAAGATGGTGACGAGAAGTGGATGCACAACGTCAACCCGTCTGACCGATTCGTGCAGCAGATTGATCTCTACAAGATCCACCACTTCGACAACAGAGCACGCGCCACTGGCCTCAAGGTTCTTGAGTTCAATATGCGCAGCGACAACATCGAAGACCTGCCATTCAAGGTAGGTACGAACCTCACACCTGAGCAGATCCCTGTGCTCAAGAAATACAACAAGCATGATGTAGCGCAGACCAAGTTGTTCTACTACAAGACACTTGAGATGATCAAGTTCCGTGAAGAACTGACCCACTTGTATCAGCGCGACTTTATGAATCACAACGACACGAAGATCGGCAAAGACTACTTTGCGATGAAGCTAGAAGAAGCTGGTGTCGCTCTGTACGACTTTGGTCCAAGTGGCCGCACACCTCGACAAACCAAGCGCCCAACAATTGCACTCAAAGATGCGATCCTGCCTTGGATCGAGTTCAGCAACCCCGAGTTCACCCGTGTACTCAACTGGCTCAAAGGTCAGGTCATCACTGAAACCAAAGGAGTCTTTGAAGATGTCACAGCTCGTGTTAATGGCTTTGAGTTTGTGTTTGGTCTTGGTGGCATCCACGGTTCTATTGAATCGGAAATTGTTGAATCGGACGCCGACTTCATCATTGTTGATTTGGATGTCAGTAGCTATTATCCAAACCTTGCTATTACTAATCGCTTTTATCCACAGCATTTAGGTGAGACATTCTGCGACATCTACAAGCACTTGTACGAGCAGCGCAAAACATACCCCAAGGGCAGCGCAGAAAACGCCATGCTCAAGCTGGCATTGAACGGTGTGTACGGTGACAGCAACAGCGCATTCAGCGTGTTCTATGACCCTCTGTTCACCATGAGCATCACGCTCAATGGTCAACTGCTGCTGTGCGTGCTGGCTGAACAGTTGCTCAAGATTGACGGATTGCAGTTGATTCAAGTAAACACTGACGGTCTAACAATTCGTGTACCCCGCGCCAATAAGCATCAGGTTGACTCGATGCGCAAATGGTGGGAGGAACTGACAGCCTTGGAGCTTGAGGAAGCGATCTACAAGACCATGATGATCCGTGACGTGAACAACTACATTGCGGTCTATGAGAACGACAAAGTGAAGCGCAAGGGTGCTTACGAATACAAACTCGGCTGGCATCAAAACGCTGGCGGTCTAGTGATCCCCAAGGTGGCCGAGAAGGTGTTGATCGAAGGCGCACCGATCCGTGAGACTGTGGAGCAGTGGCCTGAGATCATGGACTTCATGTTGCGCACCAAAGTGCCACGGTCTAGTTACCTGGCGATTGAGCACGATGGTGTGCCATCACAGTTGCAAAACATCACGCGCTACTACATCGCGCAGGGTGGTGGACGCCTGTTCAAGTGGATGCCGCCCACCAAGACAAAGCCCGATGTGTGGCGAAAGATTGGCGTTGAGTCTGGTTGGGGTGTCCAACCATGCAACGATATCCGAGATGCTGGCAAGCTGCCAGTTGATTTCGATTACTACGTTCGAGAAGTGGAGAAACTATGTCTAGGTCTAGCGTGAAAAAGAAACCAGCCAACACCCGCCAAGTCGCAGGTAATCATTACAAAGAGTTGGCAGTGCAACCATGGGATGTTGTGGACACTTGGCCAATTGAACAACAGATTGGCTACTACCGTGGTGGCGCACTCAAGTACCTCATGCGCATGGGCAGCAAAGACGAAAGCGCCCAAGAGATTGCAAAAGGTCAACATTACATGGAAAAACTTTTAGAGGTGTTGCGTGCTTGAAAAACAAATTGAATCCAAAGTCTGTGAATACGCCAGATCAAAGGGTGTGCTTGCTTACAAGTTCACCAGCCCCGCACGGGCTGCTGTGCCAGATCGTCTGTTCATCGCGCCTGATGGCCGTGTGTGGTTCTGCGAATTTAAGCGTGAAGGTGCTAAACCAACTGCTGCACAAGAACGAGAGCACAACACGCTCAGACAACAAAAAGTAAGTGTCTTTGTAATTGATAACGTAATCGAAGGTAAGAACATGATTGACCTAATGGTGATGGGATGCTGACACCCAACCTACTGCACGACTACCAAAAGAAGGCTGTCGGCTTCCAGTGCTCACATCCCAACTCGATGCTATGGCTCGACATGGGTTTGGGTAAAACCGTCATCACGTTGACGAGTCTCGCGCATCTGATCAAGTCAGGCTTCCTGCGTGGCGTGATTATTGTGGCCCCGATCCGAGTGATCCGACTCGTGTGGCGACAAGAAGCTGTCAAGTGGGAGCACACCAAAGACTTGAAATTCAGCATGGTCACAGGCACACGGGATCAACGCACCCGCGCTCTCTTGCGTCCTGCTGACATTTACCTTGTCAACTACGAGAACATGCAATGGCTCTCTGAAACGCTGCACACCTATTTCATCAAAAAGGATCGCCCGATCCCTTTCAACGGTGTGGTGTGGGACGAGATCAGCAAGTGCAAGAACTCGGCAACCAATCGAGTCAAGGCTGTGCGCAAAATCCTGCCTCATTTTGATTGGACCACTGGACTCACTGGCACGCCTGCATCCAATGGCTACAAAGACCTCCATGGGCAGTTTCTCGTGGTGGAC